GGCGAGGAAGACTATCAAGTCAGCAAAGTGTCTGTGTTTACACGGCTTGTTGCCTGGTTCGCAAAGAACGCAAGCATTCAAAGGGTTTGAAGAACGGGCGCTTGAAATACTAACACCCAACCTTAAGAGGACCTCGAAATGAAAACACTTTCAACCATCGTTTGTATCACACTCCTTGTTGGCTGTGGATTGATGCCCGGACCGACGAAGCAGGAGTTCGCTAACGCTGATTTTGGCAGGATTGACTACAGCTCTCGATCCATAGAGGATGTTGTCCGCTCTCAAAGGAATTTCTTCGACCCCTACTCCGCAAGGATCAACTGCGGTAAGGCAAACAAGACATATTGGGAAGGCCAGTATGGGTGGGTTGCAGTCTGCATAGTGAATGCAAAGAATCGCCTTGGTGCGTATACAGGTGCACAACGCAGGGAGTATCTTGTGAAGGACTTCCAATTGTTACATGTTGGCGATCGTTTCTAAGAAGACTAAGATGGGTAGAGTGTCTGTGAACGCTTTACCCTTAAGAAGTAAACAAACCAAAAGGAGTACATCATGGCTGTCCAGCACTATACCGTTGCAAAGATTTACCCGTATGTAGACTTCGCTGCATCCGTCGAAGAAGTTAGCGCGCTTATTCTTGGTGTAGATGTATTCGATGCCCTCGGTTGTATCATGGAGTTCGAAGTCGGGGACTCAATGGAAAGTTTCTTTGGTGCAAAGCTCGTAAAGAAATCAGAGACAACGTATCGTGCGATGGGGTATTCGGACAGAATCGTTCAGTGTATCGGGGGACAATTGCCTGAAGATCTTGCCAATACTTTGGAGTGTATGGTGGACCATTCTCTCTGTGACTCGTGGAGGTTAATACATTGATGATTTCAAGTCCAAACATAGGAGGCCTTATTGATGGCAAGATACCAGCCTTCACTAAGTGTCCTTTCAAAGACAGGTGCAACAAAGCCCGAGGAGGCACGTCATGCGTGCATAGGGGTGTTCATCATGACACTCCGTTCAGCTGCGGCTTTGCTCGCGCTTTTAACCTAATTGGAGAGACATGTCTGGAATTACGTTAGTAAGACCTTTTCATACGGTCGGTCCAACATTCAACAAAGATATCGCCGAAGGCTATGTTCTGGTGGTCTTCTACGCGGCATGGTGTGTGGTCTGCGCGGACATGCTCCCTGTGTGTTTGGATCTTGCAAATGACAAACTCAAGGTCTTTCTTCTAGACATCGATGAAGATCATGATATCTGCGTTGAGCATAACATCCGAGGCGTCCCTACACTTATCCTCTTCAAGGAGGGGCAGCAAATCCTCAAAACGATCGGCCGTCATTCCGAAGCTAACATTAAATTCCTTATGGAGAATATCAAATGAAAACTACATCGTTGTTTGCAAAAATCGCTGGATTCTTAATGCCTCGTACACTCGTGGGTAGCGCAAATGTCGCTCTTGGATCAACAGCCAATGCTATTCATGCTGTGAAACCCACAGGCGACATGCGTGCTGCACGTTACACTCATGATGAAGTTATGAGGGACGGTAAGACTGTTCGTCCTCACTTTGTTATTGACCGGAAACTTCTGGAACGTAACAAATATGCGCCTTGGGGTCGTGGTATCTTTGGCGGCAGCCAATGAGTGATCTGCAAGTCCTTGATGAGGACTTTGTAAGATATTACTTATCTCTTGAGCCAAATTCACACTTTCAACAGGAGTTTCAAATGAGCAACGACATGATACCTCCGGTCGGCCTTAATAAGGCAGAAGTATTGGCCAAGCTTTACAATGCGTCCAAGCCGCTTGAAATGGGCTTCCTCCAATTTACTCCAGGTGACATGTCAGTCGAGCTTGCTCAAAGTCTTCTGGACAATGGTCAAACGTACTTCGACTATTTGCAAGGTCGTGTCATGAAGATCGATCTGCAGTATGATCATCTTGATCCTCGTCTGTACGATCGTGATAATGGTGAGGGTGCAGCTAAACGTGCTCTTGGTCTGTTATGGGAGTAATCATTATGCGTATTTGGAAATATCCTCTGAGTATCACTGACCGTCAAGAAGTGGAAATTCCGCAGGGTGCAAGACTGCTGAGTGTCCAGATGCAGAACGATCAATGTTGTCTTTGGGCGTTATGTGATGGGTATGCTCCTCCGGAAATCCGTCGTATCGCCATCTACGGTACCGGGACTCTTATTCCTGATGATCCCGGTAAGTATCTTTCAACGTTTCAGATGCATGACGGCGCTCTGGTATTTCATGCATTCGATTTCACTGATGTAAAGTGACACATTGCACTGGATTGTTTAGTACAATTTCTCCTAAGTTGATGACAGCTGGACAATCCTCTTTATACCTATCACAACATTCCTTAACGGGAGGTGTGAGGTTGGTATCCTTTTTTTTTTTTTTTTTTTTTTTTTTCTAACATCTAATCAAGGCCTCCAAATGAAGACTGATAAAGTAATCTATCTGAACACTGGTCGTATGCTCCCTTTCTATGTTGGTGTAGCATTCACTGAGAAGGCATTCAAGAAGGAAACTAAACGCTTAGGCGTTACAACAGATCCTTGGCTTGGGGGATCTGACTTTGCCCGTATCCATACCTTCGAGAAGGGCTCTGACCTTAACTTCCTTATCTGTATGTCTGAGAAAATGGCTAAGACCCGTACCCTGTCGGGAGTCATGGCATTGGCTGTTCATGAGGTTATGCATCTATGGCAAGCCTTGAAGGATCATATAGGTGAGACTCATCCAGGGAGTGAGCTTGAAGCATACATTATTCAGCACATTGTTGGATGTCTGTTCTATGAGATCCTTCAGCTCAGAGGTATTCCTGATAGCATTGATGAGATACCTTCAGTGGAGACTCCTCCGGTGTTATCGTCCATAACTCTTGGGTGAACCCTGTAAATTAAAGAATAAGCTCTTAAGCTATCGCTCTTCGAGTAAACTTCTTTGTTTAAGTTCTTTCAATAGAGCTAAGCAAAGGGGAAATGTTTGTATCGTGTATAATTTAAAGAATAAAAACAAAATGACTCTTACGGGCGGTAATATTATCGTGATTGAAGAAAGCTTCTCTGAAGCCAGCCTTTAATTTGTTTCTTAAATTATACACGATGCATCCAAGCTCCTTTGTGTATCAAATTCGTGGCACTCTTACCGGGTGTCCTTTAATGCTATTCCTTTTCGACCTGTGTCCGGTTATCTGTGTGAGTTTCCTTGTGCCGCATGGAGGGGGTGCTTTTTGGTAAGCCCTTGAAGGGGTTCGATTTTTCGGGAGATTATAAAATGAATCAAGTGCTCGTATCGCTTGATAAGCAGCCTCGTCCAGTGGGTGGACATCCTGTAGGAACCAAAATTGTAAGAGCTGGCTCTCATGATGCTGCAAGGCGTCTGCAACAAATGAACTTTGATCCTCTTGAGAAACTCGTCAAGCAATACCAGAAGATTAGTGGTGATCTGATATGGATGGAGAGCCTCAGAAACGATCCTGTAACAACTAAGTCAGGATTTGTGCACAGATACTCTAAAGAGGCACACATCCAACTTTTGACATTGCAACAGAAGCTTCTGAACGATCTTATGCGATACGGCTATGCGCGTGTCCCCGAGACTATCATCGCCGAACCTCCTGAGTTGCCTGGCATTACGATCAACCTTACGCCAAGCACCAAGGAGATTACAGATGAGTGATACTGTGTATATCCTTGCAAAATACTTTCGTATTGCCGAAGAGGTAGCTTCACAGCAAGGCTTGAAACAAACTCAGTGGCAATATGTGAGTAACACTGAAAGGTTTTATGGGCTTCGTTGTCCTATCGTTTGGAAGGTAGGAGACTGGTGGGAACATCCTTGTTACCACGGCATGCATCAGCGGTTAGCTCTTGTACAGGCACGAATGTTTATCGTCCATGATGGCAAGATAGCCCCTCAGACAGAGTATTGATATGGATATCACCTTGCATTCAGCCCAATCAGAGGTCTTCTCAGCACTCTTTGTGGAGAAGGCCGCGAGACATGTTGTCGTTGTTGCCTCTCGAGGTTGGGGTAAAAGCTATTTCGCAGCGACTTCCGCTACACAAGCTGTATTCGAGCTCCTTGCCTTGCATGGAGGCGTTCCTAATAAGAATGTGTATATCGTTGCCCCCACGTATTCTCAGGTAACTGATATTTACCATCCCATGCTTGCATACCAACTTGGATTAGACCAGTATGCAACGCGACACTCGAAGGACTTGGGTATCTTCTGGTTCCCTAATGATGTGACCTTGAAGCTTGTGTCATTCGAGGCCATCGAACGAATTCGCGGAACAGGTGCTTACTTCGTTGTGAATGATGAACCTTCCTCGTGTACAAAGGGAATTGGCTTCAAGGATGCATGGCAGAGTATTATACAGCCGTGTATCGCAACTCGATGGAGTAAGAAGAGGGCTGCACATTATGGTGCAGTAAGCCCTGGTAGATCGTTGACGATTGGAACCCCGAAAGGTTTCAACTTTCTGTATGACATGTTTCACTATCAAGAGGTAGATGATGAATGGAGGTCGTATCACTTCGACTACAAGACATCGCCGTATCTGGATGATGAAGAAATCGAGCGGATCAAACACACAGTCGATCCTCTCCAGTTCAATCGTGAATACAAAGCAACCTTTGAAGACTCCGGAAACAATGTCTTCTATTGCTTCGACAGAAAAGCCCACGTAACAAAGGATATCGCGCCCCTCTATCCTCCCGAAGGAAATGACAAGGGTGAAGATGTTCACATTGCAATCGACTTTAATGTCGGTCTACAATGCTCTTCGGCATGGGCTATTCGCGGAAATCAACTGCATTGTATTGATGAGTTCAAAGGGCATCCTGACACGGAGACCCTTGCGAAAGTTCTTGCGGCTAAGTACAAGGGGCATCGTATCTACGCATACCCTGACCCAAGCGGGAGAGCACGTAAGACAAGTGCTGCAGTTGGTGTAACAGATTTTACCATATTACAGTCTCATGGAATCCAATGTTTGGCTCGGACGAAAGCCCCCCCAATCGTTGATAGCGTTGCTGCGGTCAATAAAAAACTAAAAAATGCAGCAGGCGAGATTGATGTTTTCATCAGCCCGTCCTGTCCAGGCGTCATCCAGTCTCTTGAGAGAACTTCTTGGTGTGATAACAACTCAGACCTTGCAGTAATCGATAAGACGGAAGGCGTCGAGCACTTCTCGGATGGCATTCGCTATCTCTTTGAGTACAAGTATCCTATCCTGGCGGGTTCTAAGCCTGTTGCCAAGGGATTTGGATTCTAATGGAAACGTCCCTATGCCCCCTAATCCAACTATTGCAATCGCAGCTGAAGCTGCAAAATCACAAGATCCAATCTTCATCGGCCTCGCCTTCGTTCTTGGGGTGGTTATCCTTCTTGTGGCAATAGGCAAGCCGATGATGAGCCTTGTGCGAGAGTACAAGAAGACAGGCGCGGAGGGTGCCAAATCCTCCGCCGAAACATCTCTTTTTGATACCTTGCAACATCAGATCAGATTCAATTCTGAGGCTATTGAGAAGCTTGTCTCCGAGCGAAACACCCTATTTGAACGTTGTATGGGTCTCGAGCGAGAGATAGACCGACTGAAGGTCTTTGAAGAGTCTGTTACTGCAATGAAACTCCGACTTGATGAAAAGGATCGTATCATTGAGGTTCGTGAGCAGGAAATCAGAAGCCTGACACGAAGTATCCTTGAGATGAAAGACAGGATACATGCCCTTGAGATACGAAATGTTAAGTCTGAACAACAACAGTGTCTGACTTGCCCTTACCGAGAACTCTTCGATGAGAAGATCAAGAATGCACTTCCTGAGGAGGATCAAACATGATGCAAATACTGTCGGCACTCTTTGGATTTGCCGCCCCATTCCTTCCTGAACTCTTTAAGTATCTCCAAAGAAAACAGGACGCAAAACATGAGATTGATATACTCAGTCTTCAGATGCAGAAGAGCGCAGCTGAAGCAGCATGGAGGCTTGAAGAGATTAGCGCTCAGGCGGATGTTGCAGAAGCCACGGCATTGCACATGCCACAGCAATCCTTCGGCATTCAGATTCTTGATGCCGGAACTAAGTGGACTTCAAAAGGCTGGATCCTTCCTGTATTCTACTTGTTCGCCATTCTCGATTTCGTTGCAGGGATGGTACGGCCAGGGATTACTTACGCTGCCTTTGGCTTCTACGCCTTCGTGAAGTATTCACAAATCGAACTTGCGATGGCAACTGCAGGTTCTCTTACAATGGCTGCCCTTCAGGTCTGGGGTGATGCTGACCAAGCTATCGTTGTGATGGTTCTCTCCTATTGGTTCGGCCATCGTGCTGCCAAGGCTGCTTTCGGAGGCTCTGCTTCAACAACCACGCGAGGCAGCTAAATGCGACTCGATTATAGCCTTTCAAGCACTTCAGACCCTGAGAGCGCTGTTCTTGAGATCGCCTCCAGAATGGCGCGTCCATTCGAAAGACTGTTCTTACGTCCATATCATGATCCTGTAGGATTTCCCACGGTCGGATATGGACATTTGCTCTCAAGACAAGCTTGGGCTAAGCTGGATCAGTGGCAATCAGTCACTCAAGAGGAGGCTGAAGTGCTTCTTCGAAATGACATGCGAAAGGCTTATCGTGCCGTTCGTAAGCTGATTACTGTTCAGTTAACTGTTAATCAAGCTGCTGCCTTAACGGACTTCACGTTCAATCTCGGCGGCGGTGCATTGCAACGTAGTACATTACGACGTATGATCAACAGGGGTGACTTTGCGGATGCTGCCCTTGAGTTCGTTAAGTGGAACAAAGCAATGTCACGAGGTCGTCTAATTGTGCTTCGTGGTCTGACCCGACGCCGCTGTGCTGAACGCGACCTCTTCAATCTTTAATTAGGACTCTCATGAATCTCCCCAACAAACCCAAAGCAGTTGAGGCACCGAAGGATGAAATACAAGAAGTACTTCCAGTTGAGACACTTCCTGTTGTCCCTGAAGTTGCTCCCGAAGCTCCCACACTTGCTTCAGTTCCTGAGCAAAAGAAGTTCGAGGGCGTAGACTTGAACCCTTCAAATTGGGAAATCACCAATACGAAACCTGGGCATATCCGTGCTCACAATTTGGTATCGAAGGCCGTCTTTGAAGGTGAGACCAAGGCCTTCTGTGCTCTTCTGAAAGGCTAATCATGGCTACAAACGCTGTCCAACTACAGAAGACAGTTGCGGATCCAAATGCAGCATATGAAAGCATGAAACCTCTTTGGCAACGCAATCGCGCCGTATGTAATGGGGAGCGTTTTGTGAAGGAAATGGATAGCGCACTGGACGTTCACTTGTTCGGTAATATGCTTATTCCGTTTTCGCCTTCGATGTCAATACAACAGTACGCTTTCTACAAGGCTGAAGCAGAACTCCCTGGAATCGTTTCGCAGTACGCCAAGATGGTTATTGGCGCATTGCTCCGGAAGAAGCCTCAGCTGACGCTGCCTAAGGATGCTCCTGCGGATGCTAAAGACTGGATTCTCTCTGAATTCGGCGAAGATGACTCTTCGCTTTCGGCGTTCCTTGACAAAGCTCTCTGGGAAGAACTCCAAACAAGTCGCTGCTGGGTTCAAGTAGATTATCCTAAGACGCCTCCCGACTTGACTCGTGCCGAGTTACTTGAGTTCAAGCCTTACCCAATTATCCATAATGCCGATGCAATTGTAAATTGGGTAGTTGCTAAGGATGCCTCAACAGGAACTCAGCAGCTTACTCGTGTTATTATACGTGGCTACGAAGAATCATTCGAGCAGAACGAGTTCCATGCTAACTTGATCGATGTTGTATTTGTTCACGAGCTTGTTGAGGGAAAATACCAGATTCGTAAATTCGTTGCAAAGGCTCCTGAGACTGTTGTTGCGACCGTCAATGGTGTGAAGCAAACGAACTACAGCAACGTAAGCCCTGTATTTGAATGCACTGAGACGGTTACCGAGATTCTCATCGATGGCGAACGACTGACATTCATTCCAATTTGGCCTCTGAATGGCTCCATCGAAATCATCGAGCCAGTTCTCACCCCATTGGTCGACAAGGAAGTCAGTCTCTACAACAAGCTGAGTCGTCGCAACCATCTATTATATGGCGCTGCAACATACACCCCCGTTATTTCCTCGAACATGTCTGATGAGCAGTTCAGTGACATCGTGAATAGCGGGCTTGGCACATGGCTGCATCTGCAACAAGGCGACACGGCAACTGTTCTGGAGACTCCGACGGCAGCCCTTCAGGATATGGACAGGGCGATCGCTGCAGGCATGGAAGAAATGGCTAAATTGGGCGTCCGTATGATGACACCTGAGACAGCTCAGTCAGGCGTCGCATTGGAACTTCGAAATGCTTCTCAGACTGCCCAGCTCGGAACACTGAATACGAAGGTGAGCA